TGCTTAACATCCATTGAAGTATCCCATTCGCCATCTTTAAGTTTTTTAATGACCGTAGCATACTTCATTCGTTTAGCTTCGTTAAATTCTTTAAATGTTTTCATATATTTTTCTTTTATTGAAATTTTAAGTGGGGTTGTTCCTGCTTTATAGAGACGATGATATTCCATCTTTTTCACTTCGAGAATATCACCTGGTTTCATTTCCTTTGGTATTTCATTATCCATTTGAAACATCCAGCCTTCTCCCTCTAAAACTGTAACAATTCTGGTCTCTCTATCACGATGCCAAACAAGTTCGTCAGATTCGACCATTGGATCGAACTCACGATATTTAATACCGTTATTAATTTGCTCTTTATATGGTTTACTCATATTACCAAAAAAAGTTTCCGCCTCCTTTAAGTCCCAATTCTGATGCATATCGTGGAAGATTGCATGACCAGTATCCAGGTGATGTTTTATCCTTCTTTGCTGCACAGTTGTGTCGAGCTGCAAATGATTTTCTTGCTTCGGGATCATCAATTTTGGCTTGAAGACCTGTTGCATCTCCGAATTGAACCTTGACTACATTACCCTTTTCATTCTTTACATAGACGTAGAATTTCTTCTTACCACCTCTTTTAGGCTTATTCAACTCTACTTCTTTATCTTGATATTCTGCCTCATTGATAAATGGGTGATCAAGTGGAACTTCTTCTCCTTCATAGATACCGAATTTACCAATATCTGTTGATAGAAGATATTCATCGAATTCATTTAATGGGGAAAATGACTCTTTCACTTGTCTAGCATATTCGAATAGCTTATAATAATTTTCCGAATGTGGACGGAAGATATTATGTGCAAGAGGTATTTGATTCTCTTTGTGGAATCTGAATGCTGCTTCTAATTTACTCATTTATCCGAAAAGATTGGGGCATTTGCTAAATCATATTCATCGACATCCGCGAAACTTACCTTTCCAGACACTGATTTCTTTTCGCCTTCTTTCACCCCAAAAGTTACAATAGTTTTGCCAGTGGGACCTTTAACATTAAGACTTACACCAGAAAGCTCAAGTTTAATATTTGTTACATCTAGGTCTGGGTGTGAATCGATTATAGAACTTTTCAATCCACCCTTATTATCTTTAACAACTGACATAAGCATTTTTGTTTCTTTATCAGTGAAGCCGATAACTTTAAGAATATTTTGACCAAATTCTGGTGTCTTTGAGATAGGCTTAATTACACGATATATGATTTCAGCAACACGAGGATTAATAGGATTACGAGCTTCTTTTCTTTGTGCATCAATTGCATTGATATCCATCTTATCGATCTGCTTTTGTGAATATCCCATTTTCTCTAAACGACTTATTGCCAAATCACGTTTATTTCCACCTTTATTGATATCCTTCAATGCTTGCTTGATCTTATCTAAGTCTTTAGCCTTTTCAATCATTGAATTCAATCTTTTATCTTTATTGATTTCAGCTTCCACCTTCTTGCCTGCTTCTTCTCCACCAAGGTGTTTTGCTAATCCAACCGCTGTTGTGTTTGCTAAGCCAACAGATTTACTTGTATATAATTTGAGCGAGTATCCTTGCAACAATTCTTTTCCTTCTTTTCTTAAAAAGATCTGTATATCAGCTTTACTTTCTATACCACCTCTTTGAAATGAAAGATTATCCAAATAACCGCCAACAATAGTTGCATCATTTCCAATCGCTTCATTCACAAGATATCTTGCCATATCTTGACTACCCTGTGTAATGATGCTTTCAGACTTCTTAAAATCTTTTGCAGCTTTTACTAAATCTTTTCTCCACTTTTTAACTGTATCTGATATGCTTTTATAGTGCTTGTCATAATACTTTTTTGCGATCTTTACACCAGGACCTTTAAAATCATATATCATCAATAGCAAAAGCGCTTCATTGTAATTGCCTTGAATTGATTGAAGGGCATCTTCACTGATTTCTACTTCTGTTTTGACAGGAATTGTTACCTTTACAACATCACCAATTTCTGCTTTGGCTAGTTTTCTAGAAAACAGTGCTTTAATTTTACCTTTTAATTCAGTCCAAATTGATTTTACTTTTACTGTTTTGTCTTTGACGAATTGCTTGAATGACTTTAAATTTAGCATATTTATTACAATTTTCCCATAAGTTAATAATAGTATTTATATCTATTTATAAGATTTCAATTATTCAAATACTTTTATATATGCACTAGAATCTTCTGTAGCACTTCCTGCGTAATTCACAAGTTTAGTTACATATCTATTTTGTTTCATCTGAGATGCCTTTTTAATCATAGAAATAAGCATTGTTACACCATATTTTGCATGAATCCATATAGCATCTTTTTCAGATAGATTTGTTACAAAATCATTTTTATTTGCTGTTGGATAACAAATCTTATACATTTTAAAGAACTTATCAATCGTCTTAGAATCTCCTGCAAAGATTGCTCTTGCATCTGCAGCAATATTCCCTGTTATCGGTAAAGTTTCATTAAATACTTGTTTTGCCGCATCCGTAATATATGTCCAACCTGCGCCACCACCTCTTGCCGTTGTTCCTTCGATTTCAACCTTTATGGAACCAAATGCAGCGTTATCTTTGGCATTCAATTTTCCTTTATTGTAGACTATGGTCGCGCCTTTTGAAGACCAGAAAGTTCCTGTAGCACTTTCTAATAGTAGTTTGAATACTTTGTAGTCAGCAACATCTGGCGGCAATTTAATATTGATTCTTTTAATAGTAACGTTCTTATTAATTTTTTTAAGAGAAATGCCAACACACTTTTTCTTTACAAATTTATCTAATATATCTCTCTGAAGACTTTTCACGCTAGAATCATCTAATGTTTTTGGATTGAAATCTGTTTTGATAGCCCATATATCACCAGGATTCCATTTATCATCGCTAAATTTACTAAAGCCACTGTTCTTAAATGCTCTGTCTTTTGCTTTGTATATCTCTTTCATAAAGGTCGAACCTCTATGAAATTTCATTTGGTTATTTACATATCCACCTTTAATGATGGCATGAGCCGATAAGTAAGAACTCTTTTTCCAAGAGAAATCAATATCTAATATTTTCTTTAATGGAACATCAACATCTATTTTGGATACATATTTCTTTAATATATCATCTGTAAAGAATTCAACGGGTTTTGATTTATTGGCCATTACTGCCGCTAACCATAGACATTGAGCGCTTTCAACTATTGCTGTTTGTTCTGTACCTCCACCGGCACCGCCTCCTCCGCCACCAAATTCTTTGCCTTTTTTAATTTGAGTGATTGGATATAATTTTCCTGTAGTATCTACAAGAGAAAAGATTTTTCTATCTCTTACGTAATTTTCTATCAATGAAAGGTTTTCTTTAGTATCTTTAAATTTTACCTTTCTTCCAGTTATTAACTCAATAGGTTGTTTTTTCCTTATCAGATTTTTTAATATCTCTGTACGCGGTTCACCAGTCTTTGAATTTGGTCTTGCTAATTCGCCTGATCCTAAATTGTTCGCCATATAGGCTATTTATGGGATTTCCACTCTTCATATAACTTATGTGATCTTTCATATGTCTCAATTTCCCAAGGTTCTTTATCTTCCAATTTAGTCCAATCAATGATTTCGCCCATCCATTTACATGATGTCGGTGTTCGAACCAAATCAACGAGTTCATTCTTAACATATTGTTTTACATGAATCATTTCATGTGCAAGTGTATCGTGAATATTCTCCAAATCTAAAGAAGAGTCAATTCTGATTGTGAAATCTCTTGGTCTATGATTATTATCATTCCAACTACAATCACCATACAAACCCTCTTTATCAGCAAGATTTCTTATGAGTTCGATTTCAACCTCAATGTTTCTTATTCGAGGAATAAGTTTCTTCATATAGAAGAAGAAAGCCGATTTAAGCTCTTCTCTAACCTTTTTATTCGATCCGACTATTGATACATTTATCATATCTTAAAAGAAGAATAATCAGAACCTTCTTGTTGAGCTGGGGTTTCATTTGAGAGATTCTGTGCTGAAGTCTCAACATCATATAATCTCATTTTAGCACGATCAATCCCAACGACAAATCTCTTGTTAGACGTTGGATCATTATATCGATTCTTTAATTGTTTAACCATGAGTTGATTCATACCCTCAAGCTGTTCAGTTGAAATAAGAGCAAGCATTAAGTCACAGGTTGCAGGAAGTCCAAATGATTCAGAAGTGTCAGTGATTTCAACGTCGGAATTGCCAAATCCTGTCCGAGTCACCTGAGTTGCAGACCAGATTGGAACATTAAACTCAACAGCAAGTCCACGAAGTTCTTCCGCGATCGCTTTCACGTAAGAATATGTATTAATAGAACCTCCGAGTCCTTTCATACGAGACGAAGCAGCAATGTTAAGATAATCAATGAAGATAACATCAGGCTTGAAATCTTTCTTCATCTTTAGTTCATCAAGCAATGCACGAAAGTGACCAGCATGAGCAACAGCAGTTGGATATTCTTTTACGATCAGTTTACCCTGTGTCTTTGATTGAATCTTTCTAACCTTAGAATCAAACAGATCTTTTGGTAGATTCTCAATATCTCCAATATCAATGTCGAATAGATTAGCATCGATGCGTTCAGCAATCTTTTCTTCAGCCATTTCAAGAGTGATATAAAGTACATTCTTTCCTTCAGATAATGAAGCGGCTGCAAAATGACACATTGCAAGAGATTTACCAACACCTGTGCCTGCAAGAATGATGTTTAATGTCTTTCGACCGACACCACCCTTTGTGATTGTATTGAGCATCTCAATGTCAAATGGCATCTTATCTTCTTTCTTATGATAGAAGGCATAACGTTCATCAGCATTTTCGATATAATCGTGTCCAATATTTGAGTCAAAGGATACACCAAGTGCATTTGATAAGATTTCAGGTATTGCACCTTCTGCTTTATCCTTCTTTTTACCATCAATGATTTGAATCGATTCCATAATGGCAAGATACACAGCACGATCTTTACACCATTTTTCAGTAGAATCAATTAACCAATCATTGTCGACTTCTTCTTTTTTATCAAGTCCACGAATGAGGGATAGAACCTCATTCGCATCTTGCCTTGTCACAAATTCTGAATCCTTGAATTCAATTTCAAGAGCAGCAGAGTTTGGTAACTTATTATATTTACTTACAAAAGATAATATTAATTTATATACAGGTACATTTTCCTTCTCAAAGTATTCAATCTTGATATGTGGTAATGCTTTCCTTGTGAAGTTTTCATTGTATATTAAATTATTGAGAATTATCGTCTGTAAGTCTTTCGTCATTATCTTTATCTAATATTTCAGCTAGTATGTCGCCCATTAAATTATTGAACTTTATAGAATCTTGTAGTTCTTCTATATTATATTGTTCATTTCCTTTGTCAATCTGATAATTGAAATTAAGAACAGCAGTATCATTCTCTACATCTTCTTCAATTTTAACCTCTCCATAATAATAAATGACATCTTTATATTCACCATCTTCAATCTTGAAGCCATAGTAATCCATGTCTTCTTTCTCGACCATTGTGTACTTAGGAATCTCCGACATCTTCTATTACCTCCTCAGTTACCATATTCACTGTTCCAACCTTATACTTCTTTTCAAGAACTTCTTTAAAATCAGTTTCTTCAAAAATATTATTCCAAAATTCGGGCGTCATTGTTTGAGCAGCACGAAGATTACCACCATCAGGTTTATGGGATGCTTGATACCAA